GGAGGTTGTGAGCGTCTGCCCACTCATCCGTGTCGAACACAGCCAGGCGCTGCACCGGGTCAGTCGGGGTTGCCTCGTCCTGAGCCTGGGTCATCCCTCGGAACTCGAAGTGGCGCATCGCCGCTGCGACCTCGTTCTCCCAGATCATCGCGCCGTCGTGGACGGCGACGAACTCGGCGTAGATCGGCTCCTGAGTGACCTCGGTGCCGCCGTCACCGAGCGCGCGCTGGCGCTGGGGGCGAACCTGGAACTTGTATCCGGGGTACTGGGAGATGAAGCGCATGTAATGGGGGGCGACACCGCAGGGCCGCCCCCCACATCTTTGCAGACCTACGCGATGCCGGTCAGGAGTCCGTGTGTGCGCTCCTGCGCGATCGACCAGGACATCTCGGCCAGGTACTCAGCCGCCGTCCTGTCCTCGCCCGGCCCCTGCCGGGAGGTGAGCAGCTTCGAGTCCCGGTCGCGGAGCGGACGGCGCTCGATGTTCGTCATGTCGAGCACGAACAGGTTGCCGTTGTAGCCGTTCGCACCGGACGGGTAGTTCGCCCACTCCTTCTTGACCACAACGGGGAGCTGGTACCCGTAGACGCCCGAGATGAAGCCGTCCACCTTGACGCCGTGGACGCTCTCGTCGGAAGGCTTCCAGAACGCGCCCTGACCGGAGCGGTGGAAGCGCGAGATGTAGTACGCCCCGACGGTGCCAGTGAAGATCACCTTGTCGGAGCTGCCCTTCGCCAGCACCGTTGCCAGGAACAAGTCGAGGAAGTCCGAGGTCAGCTCGCCGCCGACGTTCTGCTTGTTCGTGGCAATGAACTCGATCAGGCCGCCCGCGCCACCCTGCGGATCTGAGCCTGCCGAACCGGCGATGTAGAAGCGCGAGCCGAAGAAGCCGTTGTGCTCGATCTGCCTCTTGAACTCGACGCCCTTCCGCGCCGCTTCCTTCGCAGGCTCTCCGCCGCCGTACAGCTCGATGGCGTTCGCCGTGCCGGTGAAGCTCCACGGCTCACGGAAAATCTGCGTGTAGTTGAACCCCAGCACGCGCTGGCTGTACTTCGGGGTGCCGATGTTCGCCCCCTGCGGGTACGAGGTGCCGACGAACAGCAGCTTGTCGCCCGAGTTGCCCGCCGCGTTTGTGCCCTGCGGGACAACAGTGAGCGACCCGGCGGCGTTGGCGGTCACGATCATCGCCTGCCCCGAGCGCATGTTGCGATAGACGTCGTTCGGCTTCACCGACAGTCCATCCGCTGCGGAGACAACGACGGTCAGCGCGCCCGACGTATAGCCCGCCGTGGTCGTGATCACGTCGTTGACGTACTGCTCCTCCAGCCAGTTGACCTTCTCGCGCGTGGCCGTGCGAGCGCCCATCCTGGAGGTCATCGTTGTGAACTGGGTCTGGTCGGGATCCAGTTTCCGCATCTGCGAATCCATGTCCACAACCTTCTCGTCTGCGACGATTTCATCGGTCGAGACGGCTGTACCAACAGCTACTTCGGCCATCACAAGCTCCTTTACGAGGGGAGGGACTACGACCTACCGGGTCTGGGTGGGAGTCCCGCTTGTGGCGGTTCCGCGCGATGGCCTCTTTCGTTCGGCTCTTGGTACCGAAGAGGAAGTGGAAGCCTGTTTTCAGTCTACTGCGCTATTCCTCCTCAGTCCACTGGCCGCGCCGCTGCCACTCCTGCTTCATCGCCTCCAGGAACGGACTCTCCTGCGTCGGCTCGTGATGAGGGGAGCCGGTGACGACTGATGCTGCCTCCCGGCGCAGCTCCCCCTCCCGGCGGATCTGCTCCTCGCGCTCGGTGTCCACGACCCGGCGGGTGGTTGTCTCCCCCTGGCGGATCAGGTCGTAGACCGCCTGGACGGCGAGGTCGCGCTGGAGCTGGTCGCCGCCGAGCATCGCCAGCGTGTACTTGTGGTACTCGCCCAGCTCTTCGAGCTTCTCCCACATCGCCTGGCCGTACTTCTTCACATCGACCCCGACCCGCTGGAAGGACTGGCCCAGCTCGGCGTTGAAGTCGGGGGCCTCGGGCTGGCCGTTCGAGCTGGCCTGAAGCTGCTGCATCTCCTGGGAGAGCGAGTGCTGCACCTGCGCGGCGATCTGCCCCGCCATCGCGGGGTTGTCCATCGCTACCTGCTCCAGGACGGCGTTGTAGAGCTGCACGTTCCCGGCGCGCGCAGCCTGGTAGGCGGCAGCGGCAGGGTTGCCCATCGACTGTTCCACCCACTGTTCCTCGGCGGCGGACAGGGGCATGGACATCTGCACCTGGGAGGCGGCCTGGGCCTCGGCCTGCTGGGCGTACTCGATCGCCTGGCGGGCGACATCCTCGGCCTGCTTCTTCTCCTCGTTCAGCCGGGTGATGTGGTTCTCCTGGTGGAACGCAGCCTTCGCCCAGGCAGCGGAATCCTTGCCGTACTTCTTCGTCGCCCAGACGACGTGCTCGTCCCCCGCTTCGGCTTCGGCTTCGGCTTCGGTTTCGGCTTCCCCCTCTTCGGGCTTCGGTGGCGGGGGTGCGGGCGGAGCTTCGGTCTCCGTCGTTGGTGCGGGCTGGGTCGGCTCGTCTACGACGACCTCGGGCTTCGGCTCTGGCTCTGGCTCGGGTTCGGGCGTCTCTTCCTCGGGCTGCCCGGAGAGCGCCCCGGCCAGGAACTCCTCTAGCTCCCGTTCGCCTTCAACGCTCATGCGATCTCCTCCTCCTCGAATCCGTGTTCTGCCAAGAACCTCTGGAGCGTGTTCTCGGCGTGCTTGGGCACGCCCTTCATCCAGTTCAATGCGGCAATCGTGCCACGGATGATGTCCAGCTTGGACTGGTCGGCCCCGGTCGCGTCGAGCGCAACGTTGGTGGCGGTGCGCTTCAGCCGCTCGATCTTGCGGTCGATCTCCTCCTCCATCAGCAACCAGCCGGGGGCCTTCAGGAGCGAAGAAAGCAGGTCGGCGCGGCGATTCAGCTCCGCCTGAGCCTGTTCGGTGCCCACCGGATCAGCCTAGTTGCTGGGCTGCCTGAACCTGGGACTCCGCGAACTGGTCAGGGGTCAGGGTCATCCCGTTGTTGCCGCCCATCTGGGAGGCGAGCGCGGCGTTGGTCTGCCCCTGGGGGCTGCCGCTCTGGCCGGGCGGGAGCTGGAGCGGCTGGCCCTGGGGGGTGCCGCCCTGGGGCGGGGCCATCATCCCCTGCTGGGGCGGGCCGCCCTTGTTGAAGTATTGCTCGACATCGGTGACCCCCTGCGAGGTGAGCACGCGCTCCACGACCTTCTGCATGTTGATGTTCGCAATCGGAGCGATCGGAGCGACCATGTTCACGAAGGCCATCGCCTCCTGGATCTTCTCCTGCTTGACAACCGACTCGTCGGAAACGTCGATATTGACGTTGAACTCGCCCTGAAGGTCGAGCGGGTGAACCTTCAGCAGCTCGTGGGATCCCTCCGCGCCCATCTGTGGGATCACCCGCTCCTCGCGGATCATCTGGCCCATCATCCCCAGGAAGAGTGCGCCCACCTGCGAGTACGCCCACATGTAGTGCTGCTTGCGGGACTGGATCAGCTTCTGCGCGATCGAGGTGATGATCGACATGCCGGTCGCGGTCTGCTGGTCGATCGAGCCTGAGTTCACGCCCCCTGCCATCGGCAGCCCGCCGAGCATGTTCTGAAGGTCGCCCTTCAGTAGAGCCTCAGCTTCGAGGGTGATCTGGGCGGCGGCCCCGTCGATCTGAAGCTGTCCGACCTGGCCTGGATCTTCCACGATCCACTGGGCACCCGGATACCACTCGAAGGCGTCCGGGTCATCGACATCGGAGCGGATCGTCGTGATCACGTTCGTCAGCAGACGGAGCGCGTCGATGCGCTGGTTCTGGAGCGTCCACAGGTACTCCTGGATCTGGGCGAGCGACTCGATCACGCTCATCCCGACGAACTGGAAGGCGTCGGGCATCGAGGAGGACATGACGAACGGCTTGGACTTGATCCGCAGCGGGTCGAACTTCGAAGAGAGCACCGCCGTCCTGCCTCCGACCGTGACGACGTGGCCGTTCTCCCAGTATTCGAGCACCTCGATCAGGTCTTTGTTCCGCTCCCGCGACCAGAGCATCTGCTCGCGCTCGTTGTAGTCGCCCTCGGCCTGGTTGTTGCGGGCCTCCTTCAAGAGATCGACGTTCTTGTAGATGCCTGCCCGCTCCTTCGCCTTCAGCGTCTCCCAGGTCTCCCAGCTCCGGTCGATCACCCAGGCGGCGCTCTGAATGTCCTTCGCCCCTTCGGGCCAGAAGAAGTCGCGCATGTCCCGGACGACCATCGAGGGGCCGTCGCGGACGACCTCGGTGCGGCTGATCTCCTCGGTGCCGACGTAGTTGTCGATGATCTGACCCCAGCCGTCCGTGACCTCGAAGTTCATCGGCACCAGGCGATTCGCGTCCTTGGTCTCGTAGGCCCAGACGACCTTCGCCAGCGTCGCCCCGACGATCAGATCCTGCTGCATGAACGGACGCTGCTTGAGCGCAAAGTGATCCTCGTCCATCGCCCACTGGAGCGCCTTCCCGGCGATCTTCGAAGACTTCATCCGCCCCTCGACCATCTCGGGCGGCTCGCCGGGGAGGGGCTTCGGAATCACGTCCCAGGTCGGCTTCGGATCCATCATCGTCGCCAGCATCCCCTCCGAAATCTGGAGCAGGTACGGCGTCGTCAGCTTCGAGCGCCAGCCCTGGGTCTTCTCCTCCGGGTTCTTTTGCTCCGCGACCCCCCGGTAGGCGCGGTAGCGCTTCTCGACCTTGTTCGTCCAGGTGCGGTGAAAGGACTCGGCGGACTCGATCGCCTTCAGAACCTTGGTCAGCTCGTCGGCAGCCGGGAAGTCAGGACTGCCGAGAGGCTCGGTTGTCCTGGCTTTGTCGGTCGATCCCCGAGCGCTAGCCACTCGCGCTGGCGATTGCCTTCTGGTTCTTCTGATCCCCGGCCAGAATCCCCTGAAGCGCAGCCATTCCCTTGGTGATCCCGTGCGACTGCTCATCGCTGCCCGAGTTCACCATCGCCATCATCAGGTGCTTGATCGCGGCTCGGACGTGATCGACCGGCGACCAGTCAGCGACGTTCGGGGGGCCTTCCGAGTCAGGCGAATCCGGGCTGCCAGCGCCAGGGCCGCCGCCGCCACCAGCGAGTCCCGCGAGCGGGTCTGCGCCGCCCATGCCAGGGTCGCCACCAGGCGGCGCACCGCCTCCGCCGCCCTGGAGCAGCGCCTGAAGAATCGCCATCGGATCCCCGCCGCCTCCCCCCATGTCGGGAGCTGGCCCTCCTGGAGGGAGACCACCCGGCGGCGGCATCCCTGCGGGAGCGACCCCCGGCGGGGGTGCCCCGGCGTCTGGGGGCAACATCATCGACATCAGAACCTCCTAAGTCCAGGCGTACTCGGGGACGTACCCTCGGCGTTCGCGCTTTCTGGATCGTCGCACGTCTTTCGGATGGTGACCGTAGCGGCGATACATCTCCAGAGCGCCCGCGAGGGCCATTACACGGTCGTCGTTGCAACCCTCGGCGGCGCGCGGGGAAGGGAGAACGTCCATCCGCACGAAGGTCTTGCACTCCAGGATCGCCTGCATCGGGATGTGCGGGAGCGACTGCTCCCGGATCGCCATCTCCAGCCCGGAGACGAGCATCGGCCTGGTCTTCGAGGTGACCGGGAAGCCGTAGGTGATGTTCTGCTTGTAGTCGGGCCGGTCGTCCTGGACGTGACGGTAGAGCTTCGGGTAGGGACGGCGACCGCGCTTGCCGTCGCGGAGGGCGATCACAACCGGCTCCCCGAAGCCGCCGCCCATTTCGATTGCGATTCGCGCCGTGTTGTACCAGCGCCCGAGGAAATGGAGCTGCTCGGCGGCCAGGTCGGGGT